CAAACCATCTTGTGCTGATTGTTCAACATCATACAGTCTCATCTTTGCACGGTCAATACCCAAAGTAAATCTCTTATGAAATGTTGGATCAGCATAACGATTCTTCAATTGCTTCACCATAATCTGGCCCATCTCTTCCAGTTCTTCGGAAGAAATCAAAGCAAACATCATATCTGCGGTTGCCGGCAAACCAAAAGACTCACTTGTGTCCTCAAGTCCGGGATCGGAAGAAGTAAATCCACTTCTAGTTGTTTGTGTCGCAGAAACAATAGGTACTCCGAACTCAACGGCAAGACCTCGCAACTCCTCGGCGATGGATTTAACGTAGGTATATGAGTTGATATTGGCTCCTGCTTTAATCCTAGAACTACAACAAATATTAAGATAATCAATAAAAATGATATCAGGCACAAAAGACTTTTTAAGATTGAGCTCGTTGAGTAAGGAACGAAAATGTATGGTGCTTGCAGCCGCTGTTGGATATTCTTTAATGATAAGTTTGCCAACAGTTTTTTCACGGAGTTTAGTAATCTTTTTATCATAAAGGTCTTTTGGTAAATTCATAAGGTCATCAATGGTGACATTCAACATATTGGCATCAATACGTTCAGCAATCTTTTCTTCGGCCATTTCCATAGTGATGTATAAGACATTCTTGCCTATTACCATGGCACCAGCCGCAACATGACACATAAACAATGATTTACCAACACCAGTTCCTGCAAGAGCAATGTTCAGTGTTTTCTTAGGTAAACCACCTTTGGTTATCAAATTAAATATATCAAGGTCAAAAGGAATTCTTTCTTCTTTTCTATGATAGAATTCATATCGTTCATCGGAGTTTTCAAGGTAATCATGACCAACGGATGTATCAAACGTTACCGCTAAGGCGTCCGATAATATTTTGGGAATCGAACCTTTGTCATTGGTCTTGTCTTTTCCGTCGAGTATAGAAATAGACCCCAATACAGCGTTGTATATGGCCTTTTCTTGGCAGAATTGTTCGGTTTTGTCAACAAGCCATTGAACCTTGGATTCTTCACCTTTAGTTTTCTCAATCTCTTGTAGATAAGTTTCGCACTTCTCCACTTCATCATCTGTGAGATTTCGCCTTTCTTTGACGGCCAATACAAGTGCTTCAATCGTTGGCGGAGAATTGTAAGATTCTGTGAATGATGTAATTTCATCAAAAAGTGTCCTGTCAGTTCTATCTGTAAAATAATCTGTCTTTAAGAATGGTAATACTTTCCGTAGATAATCATCATTATAGATTAGGTTCTTTAGTATCGTCTGTTCCAGCTTCATCAATTACTTCCTGTTCAATGTTAGATGACATTATTTCTACCAATAAGTCACCGATATAATTCTTAAATGTGTCGTCTTTTTCCAGTTTAGCTGGCTTCTTGATTGGTGATTCTAACACATCATAAGCAAAAAGTAAATAGACCTGCTCATTTTCTTCCTTAAACTTTACCTTACCATATTTGAATATGGTATCTTTATAAGGACCTTCCAAGAATTTAATATGCACGGAGGTTTTATCATTCTTGGGATAGATGTAGCAGTAATCAATTCCTTCAATCATTTGGTGTCCTTTGCTAATTTTTTATATCCTTCCCAACTAGGATGAATACCGTCTGCTTGTAATCTGGTTATTGGTAATACAGTATCATTGTAATCTTTTGCCACAAGTTTAACCATTTCTTGAATATCAGGTTTAATAGCCGGTAATATCCAATACACCCTATCCGCTTTTATTTTTTCTCTAAGTTTTTGTAATTCCCATAATGTGCGAACATTTTTGTGGTCATTACTTCCCAAACTAATAATTACATTTGATGCTGTTAAATCTCGGTTCAAATAAGTTTTGTTCCATTGCCAAGAGTTCCATCCACCTTTTGCATAAGACACACATTCTGGTTTAAATTGATGAACACCTACAGCAATACTATCACCTAAAATCATACAATCAATCATGCTTATGTTCCATTCATAGTTTCAACATCAAATGTTTCATCAATATCACCTTGCATGATATTACCAGATGCCACACGATATTTGTCCTCAATAAAATCACGGAATGATTTTTGATTCAGAATAGGCATCCAGAATTCTTTGGTATCAGTATCTTTGATTCGGTATTTTTTATCTTCAATTACACCATCTACATCTACTTTACTGTACCATCCGTTTGATGGTTTAACCACATGTTTGGATTCAAGTGCCAAGTCAAGTAGGCCAGACCACTTGCTAATACCACCATCAAAAGATACGCTGACAGGTATCTTAGATTTTTCTTTAACATATCTACTCTTTTCCACATTAATAATAAAATTGTAACCAATGACTTCCGTGCCTTCTTTTTCTTGCTGGCGGCCAATGATAAAGATATTATCAGCAGAGTAGTAAGAACCTGTACCACCACCAACAATGTCTTTTGGGAACATACCAATCTCTTTGTATGTGTGATTGACCACAATCATTGGAATATCTTTGATGTTCAGGTGTGGTGTTACCATACGAAACAAACTTTTAACTTGTTTGGCACGGGACATATCAGCCACCGATTTACCTTCAAGTGCATCATCAACTTCTTTCTTGGATGCCAAGTTACCAATTGAATCAATGACGATAATTAATTTATCGCCTCTATCAAGTTGCGTAAGTTGCTGCATAATGTCGAATTTGAGCTGTTCGATATCTGTAAGGGGAGTGTGCAATACCCGCTTAGTATCGATACCGAAAGAATCAAAGTATGATTGAGGAGTACCAAACTCAGAATCATAAAATAAAAGGGCTGCGTCTTCATATTTGTCCATATAAGATTTGGCCATCAATAATGAAAATGCTGTCTTAAAGTGTTTGGATGGTCCTGCCCACATAGTAAGACCTGGTGTTAGACCTCCGTCTAACTTACCTGAAAGTGCCACATTAATAATTGGCACTGCTGTTGGAATCATATCTTTGTTTGTAAAGAATTTTGATTTTGCTAGAATAGCAGATTCTTTAATACTACTATTCTTTTTGATTTTATCTAATATACTCATCTTTTCATCCTTTAAAATTTACCAGCATCACGAACTTCTTTTTCTTTAAACGAATAAGGTTCTTCATAATCATACTTAGGTTCAAGTGTTTTCACAGGCACTTGATGTTCTTCATGCATACCAGGAGATAAATGCACCTGTACCATTTCATGTGTAATTGGTGGTATGGTTTCACCAGTTGCATCATCAATAACTATATTTGCAAGATTATTCTTTTTAACTTTTATCGATTCTTCTTTTGGTACAAAAACTGGAATATCCAATTCTTCTGTTGTTGGTTTTGTTTCAATCGGTCTCACGACAGGTTTTGGTGGTTCAGGCTTTCTCATTGACATTGACATATTGGCAGCAATCAATAACAGAATGGCCAACGGATCAAACACCACAATAATCAATAGAATTACAACTCTTACCGCCTTGTCAATGAGGTCAACATCAACCGTTTGATTGTAGAGTAAGGCGGCAATATATTTGATTGGCCCGAAATCCGCTTCTGTTTTCTTAAGCTCATTAGATAGAGGCGCACGTTCCTCGGAGTACCCGGCAAGGGCGGCCTGCGATTGGTTAATCTCTTGTAATATTCTACTACGCTCTTTCTGTTGGGAACGGCGTATAACTTGCGCTTTATCGGTACCCTTTTCGTCTGTTGTGCGACCCATCGTTTGATCCACAATCTCATCATATTGTTTGAGTATCTTGCGGTTTGCATCCACCTTTTCTTTTTCAATTTTAATCCTCTCATCCAAAATAGAAATCTTATTTACAAGTGGTGCATTATCAGATGAATGTTCAAGGTGTGCCTTTGATAAGAAACCAAAGATACCCATTGAAGTAATCAACATCAGAATAGTTACTGCTGCACACAAATATGATTTAATTAAAAAAGGACATTCTTTCCAGTTATTATATAACCACGATACAGTTACAAGCTTTGACACTTCAAGTACCGAACCCATAAAAATAACTGGCCAAAATGAACCAGGAAATATTGATGCTAGGCCAATGACTGAATAATAACCAGCCACACCTGATAAGGCAATGGCTGTTAGAAAGGTCAAAAAAATCATGAAAAGAAGTCCTCTAAAGAATTAGTTTTTTCTGCCGACCATTTCATGCATCTTAAAATGACACTGATTGGTTCCAGAAATGCTTTGTCGAATTGTACATCATAATCAATGTAGTTGTCAAGCTCGAATTCTTTTGGTATTCTACCAGGGAAAGAAACCACATCATTCTTAAAATGATTTGGCATTTTCAGATAGGTAAACTTCAGCTTCTCACCCTCTTGTATAAGAGGATACTTCTTAGTGAGATTCATTTGCTTAAGATGGTGATTATACACAATGGCACCACGTACATGTATTGGTGTGCCTTTTTTGAATAACATTACTGGATCGGAATAAGTATTTAGCCCGTTCAGTCCACGGGGAAAAGATATTTCTTCTGGTGGTAATGTTTTGAATTCTTTCCGAAATTCAGCAATAAAATCCTGTACTTGTTGTTCTGTACCGGTCATCATCAACTTAATGGCCAACTTCATCTTCTCACGAATAGCCGATGGTGTGGATGATTTAATCATTTCCAAACCCATCACTTTCATGTGAGGTTCTGCATATTGCACACCTTCGTTGTTATACACATTTAGAATGTATCGTTTCTTAGCAGTCCAAACACCTTTATCACAAAGACCTTCACGTTTCATCTGCATCTTTTGTGCATATGCATGTACATAGTCAGCCAATTCTTGATATGATTTGTCGATGTGTGGTTGTATCTTATCTTCACAAACTTTGTCCATGAACTCAATAACTTTTTGTGCAGGCATTTTAACAACACCATCAACACCATATACTTTATTAACCAAATCACCAAGACGCAGGTAAATAGAATCAGTATCAGATGCAATTACATAGTCATCATCTGTACTAAGGAGTTTGTTCATGTATTGGTTGATTTTTGCTTCAATCCATTTGATGGAAAGTTGGCCTGCCGTAGTGACTCCCAAAGCCATGCGTAGGTCATAAAACCTAAAATACTGGCTTCCCAAAGCACCGTAGGCAGAGTTAAGGGATACTTTCTTTGCGAGTTGCAGGTTGTTGTATCTGGCGACTCGTTTTTCAATTTCGTATTTTTTGGATTCGTCTTTTTCATTTTCATACTCCTGTTGAGCAACCAACATCATCTTTTTGAATTTCTTGCGGTCATCATACATTTCAACCATCATCTTAGGTAAGAAACCTTGTATGTCTGTGCGGAAAAATTGTCCGTTTGGTGTGATTGTTACACCTTTCAAACTTGAAAGGTTAACTTGTTTATTAAGTAGTTTTTCAATACTAACACCTTGTGAAAGTACATCACGCATTTCTGGTGTGTAGTTATCTGGTTCAATCAACGTTTCTGGTGAAATGTTATATTGCATCATCAAGTGTGGATACAATGAGTTCAAGTCAAACGATGCAACCCAATTGTGTAGGCCTACTTGTGGTTCTTTAACATATGCACCTTCAAACGCAGAATCTTTTTCTTGTGTTTCTTTTGGTGGAACAATGATGTTCTGTTTTAACAGATAGGAATATGTCAGTGAATCCCACATACGAGTTTGTGCAAATACATCTTCATAGTTGCACTTGGTATCATATGCAAGAGTTAAGGCCAACTCAATCAACTTCAACTTATCTTCCAGTTTTAGAATCAATGCAACGTCTTTAATGTTGTATTCAATAAACTTTTGATAGTTCAGTCTGTAAAGTTGGTGCAAGTTTTCATATTCATCATAAGAAATCTTGCCTTCACCAAGTTCCACTTGTGCGATGTTATCCAAACGATAGGATTCTTGTGACTTGCCGCCTGGTGCATACCATTTATATAACTCAATATAATCAAGTGATTCAATACCAACAAAACTATATGCAATCAACAACCGGCCATTGATGTTGGTTTTACGTTCACTGATGTAGTTCCATGGAGATAACATCTTGGCTTTATCTTCACCAAGAATTTTACGGAAACGATTAACAAGATAAGGAATATCAAAGAACTTGGTGTTCCAACCAGTGATAACATCTGGATACATTCTGGACCAAAACTCAAGGAATTTACTGCAAAGTGTATATTCATCTTTACACTTCACATAGGTTACAGTATCTGGATTATCATTACGAAAGTCACCACAACCAAACACATATGTGTGGCCATTAATGAACGTTGTTGCAATTGCGGTAATAGGTTCATTTGCAAGGTAAGGATCAGGGAAACCATTTTCTGAACCAACCTCAATGTCGATAATTGCAACACTTACTTTATCTTGTTCCCAATCAACCATGTCAGAATGTTGTTCTGCAATGAAAGCATATTGATATCCTGTGTTACCATAGATTTTTGGTGTTCCTGATACACCATCAAACTGCTTTACATATTCTCTGGCCTCACGTATACCATCAAAACGTTTTGGAATAAGGTCTAAACCATCAAGTGATTTGTGTGTACCTTTACCGTTACGGGCCGGTAGATATAGTTGTGGTTCATAATCAACTTTTAGTTTGATTCGTTTACCGTCTTTAATACCACGATAAAGAATTTTACCACCAAGAGCCTGAACGTTTGTGTAAAATGTTGTCATTAACCTGTAATAATTTGTTGTTGGCCTGGAAGAACGATACCTGTGCCAAAGATTTGATTATAATTGCTGATAAAATCTTCTGTGGGAACATAAGAGTATACTACATTCTTCTTAGCGATGGCAATGGTCGAACCGGACTTTTGTTCCGAATGCAATGGGAATGGTGCAAAACCTACGTTTGGTTGGCCATCTTTACCACGTACAATTGCAATACCCACAGGATTACATAAGACGAATTCGGTTTCGGATTCCGTTTCAACTTCGGCAAGTATTTCTTCGTTGGTGATTAGTTTAAAAGCAAGAATTTTCATAATATCCTTTTGGTGTTAATATGTTATACCACATAAATAATTATATAGTTTGAGTTGAATCAACATTATATCATTTTCTCATCATGTTGTCAATAGAAAAAATGGTACAAAATGGATCCGTTCACCCTCTTTGCCTTGGCCAACGGTGCAGTTGCCGCTGTAAAAAAAGGCTGTCAGTTATACAAAGATATCAAAGGTGCCGCTGGGGATGTGAAAGCAGTCCTCAAGGATTTGGACGACCAGTTCCACAAGGCACACCCACCAGATAAGCCAGCAAGTGCAGCGGCTAAAAAACAATTAATAGAAGAAAAAACCCGTGTCACTGAATTGAATAAAAAAAGTGAAGAAACTACTAATATCTATGCTGAGATTGGTGACTACCTTGGCACATATTATGACAACTATTTTAAATGTATAGCAGTGATTGAAGAAGAAGAAAAACGAAGTAAAACAGAAGTTTATTCTGGTGGTGATAGTTTAGCTAAACGTGCCTTGAAACGTGTTCTAATGAAAAAACAATTAGAACAAATGGGTACCGAACTCCGTGAACTGATGATATATCAAAGTCCACCAGAACTTGGTGCATTGTTTACTGAAGTTGAAAAAATGACCAAAGAAATGGGCAAAGAACAAAAGGTTCTGATTTCTAAACAGATGCAAGAAGAGGCTGTTAAAGCAAAAAGAAAAGCACAAAGAATTGAAAAATACAAATTTGAATTTGGATTGTTTATAGCAGGATTAATTCTATGTATATTTTTAGGTATATTCTGGTATTGGTTATATTTGGACAATGAAGAAAAATGGAAAGATAGAACTTACCGAGAAGAATTATTAAAGCAAAAAAGATATGAAGCTGAAAAGATTAAAAAAGCCATCCAATATTTGGATGAAAAAAATTACGAAAGTAATAAGGAATTAATAACACCAAAATGAAAAAAGAAAAAGAATACACATTTTTGGAATGGGTATTTAATGTAGTTGGTTTGATGAAGTTCTTTTTATATTGCTTGGCGTTTGGTTTGATTGCTGTTTTTATGGTACTATCATTTATTTGGTGGTATACTAAAAAATGAAAACATCTACACAATCTGTACTGATAGTTGCAGGTTTTTTGCTTGCGCCTGTATTACTTGTTTTATTGGCCGATTTTCTAAACATAATAATCATAATAACTACCTTTAGTTTATCTTTTGGTATTGTTGCTTACTATGGTTACATTGAAATAAAGGCTGAATTGGATTGGAAAAGAATTGAGTTTGAACGTCTTACACATGGATTCGACTCTGAGAAATTACGTTTCTACAAATTCTTTAAGAATTACTTTGACACCTACCATGAAAAATAAACTGTTAAATAGAGTCACCATAATGAATACATACGAGGTATACGATTGCTATATAAAATTTTTACTTTACTGTTATTTTTCACCTTATATTTTAATCAACAAACAGTCCAAGCAGGATGGTTTACGGCCAAATCCTGGATTGTGTCAGATATAAATGGAACAATACTTGATGGTGAAGATTATAATAAAGTTCGGCCTATAGCAAGTATAACAAAATTGTTGGCTGTTATGGCCGTATTGGATGCCAAACAAAATCCAAATCAATTATTGGTTTTAACAACCAAATTAAAAGATAAACTACCAACCAAAAATCAAACGGTCACAAGAGCTGATTTAATAAAGATGGCGATTGTGCATAGTAGCAATAGAGCCGCCTATACGTTATGTGAATATTATCCTGGTGGTATGAATGCTTGCGTTGCAGCAATGAACGCAAAACTTAAAAAATTAAAAATGGAGAAATCTATTGTTTATGAACCGACTGGATTGGATCCGAGGAATGTTAGTACTGCTGTTGAATTAATATCATTAACAAAGGCTGCAACAGAATATATTGAAATTGTAAGTGCTAGCCGTAAATCAGAAATAAAGATACAAGTCAAGAAAAAGTGGTTTGTTTTTCGCAACACAAACCCAATGATAGGACACTACCAAAATATAGTAGTCAGTAAGACGGGGTATATAAATCAATCTGGTGGATGCATTACATTATTCCTAGACACCAGTGAAGGCGTAAGGATAATTGTAATATTGGGTAGTAAGAATACCAAGACTAGAATTCCAGAAGCAGAATTCATTTATGAAGTTTATGACGATTAGTGGTAGCGGGCCACGGAGTCGAACCGGAACTGAGGATTATGAGCCCACTGTGATACCATTTCACCAACCCGCAACATTATTTATCGTATAAACCTAATCTTTCATTTTCTTGCACTAAAGCATCTAGTGCAGCTTGACGCCTTTTATTATCTTCCAAGATTCTATCAAATTCCTGTTGTTCGTATACGTCTTGTTCTATCTCAGCTCGTGAGGGTTTTCTAAAAATTTTGTCGTAGTTATTGGAAAATGTTTCTTGTGAAACACTAAAAGGCCTTGGACTTGAACCTTTACCAGACATATTATTCTCCGTAAATATATGCTATGTCATCAATCTTAATTAGGAAAGTTTTTTCTGAACTCTCGGCCTTGATAGCCTTACCCCAATCTGGTTGTACTGTATCACCCACCTGGACTTCATCTGCACCAGGACCAACTGCAAGTACCTTTGCTCTATCAGGCTCTTCGGAATGCTTTAGGATGATGCCTGAGGAGGTCTCTTTAATAGTCTCAAGTCTTTCAATTAAAATTTTATCATGCAGTGGTTTAATATTCATAATGTCCTCAAAAATGGAGCGGTCTACTGCTTTGCTCAGTTAACATAAAAGGGTATCTTATGTCGTACTATTACAAACCGCATTAAATGGAGCGGGATGAGAGAATCGAACTCTCAACCGGAGATTGGAAATCTACTGTTTTACCACTAAACTAATCCCGCATAAAATCTGTTGTAGTTAACTTGGAGCGGGTAGAGAGAATCGAACTCTCAACTAAACCTTGGCAAGGTCTTGTGTTACCACTAGCACCATACCCGCATCATGTGTGTATTATATAGGCTTCTTATTAAGAAGTCAAGCATTATTTTTGGTACGAGTAACCGGAGTCGAACCGGTACGCCGAAACGGCAGATTTTAAGTCTGCTGGGTCTACCAATTCCCCCATACTCGCATCACATGGAAGGTCCGTTTCCATTTTTGAAACCAACCTCACCACCTTCTTCTTTGATTCGTTTCATAACATCTTCAAAAAGAATCGGTCTAAAATCTGTTTGTTCAACACAAACACAATGGTATCTGTTATCAATACTCATCGGTTTACCATTGAACCCACGAATCTGAACACGATTTGAATGAAGGTGACCGTGAATGTTTGTACCAAAACGACCAAGACTTTCACTATGAATTGGAATATGAGACAGAATCATTCCGTTCATTACATGATAAGCACGTAGCTCACGGAAGTGTTGTCTGTATTCTTCATCACGGAAGATATCATGGTTACCACGAATCAAAACTTTATCGCCGTTAAGTCTATGCATAATGCTAAGTGCTTTACGATTGATAACAACATCACCAAGATGATATACTTTATCATTTGGTCTGACTGTTTCGTTCCAACGCTTTACCATTTCTTCATCCATTTCTTCTGGATTATCCCATGGCCTAAGCTTTGTCACACCGTCATCACGGAGAAATCTACACACACCAGCGTGACCAAAGTGTGTGTCACTTGTAAGAAATACTGATGGCATAATAAACTCCTAAAAAAATGGTCCGGCGTGCAGGAATCGAACCCACATTAAAAGGGTAGAAGCCTTCTGTATTATCCATTATACTAACGCCAGATTGTTTGGTGCCCCAGGGGAGATTCGAACTCCCACGCCTTTCGACACGAGTTTCTAAGACTCGCATGGCTACCATTACATCACCGGGGCAATAAATATCCATATGATACCAACTTCAAAAAGACCTACAGTAGAAATGTTCTACAAACTATTCTCACATGAGAAATATGAACCGTATGGTTACTACTGTATTGAATCTGATTTTATTCCATCATATGTCACTGAGATAAAAACTC